TGTGGGGAGAAGACAAGTGGCTCAAATAATGCTCAAGATTCTAATGGACAAGGTGATTTTTATTATGCTCCACCAAGTGGGTTTTTAGCGTGTAATGCGATAAATTTACCAGAGCTTACTTTAAGTGCGGCACAAGATGAACAGCCTACGGATCATTTTAACACAGTTCTTTATACTGGTAATGGAACAGGACAAACTATCTCTGGTGTAGGTTTTCAACCAGATTGGACTTGGAATAAAAATAGAGATGCTACAGATTTTCATATTGTACAAGACAGTTCTAGGGGGGCAGGAAAAGAGATATTTCCTAATGATGATGCTGATGAAGAAACATACTCAACGAGTATTACATCTTGGAACACAGATGGCTTTGTTTTAGGTAGCAGAGAGCCTATTAATGCAAATGGTGAAGATTATGTATCATGGAATTGGAAAGCTAATGGTGGAACAACAACTTCAGATTCAACTGGTAGTTTAACAGTTAGTAGACAGACAAGTTCAGAAGCACAATTTAGTATTATAACTGGCACAACTTCTAATGTTGAAGCAAATGACCATACTGAAACTTTTGGTCATGGTTTAAGTGGCACTCCTGACTTTATTCTTCTTAAACCAAGAAGTTTAGATAATTCTTTATGGTCTGTTTGGACTTCTGCTGTAGCTATTAATGATGTGCAAGGTCTAGTATGGAATAATAATAATGGTTTATTTACTAATAGTAGTTACAGAACAATACAAGTTACAAGCACATTAGTTAAAATTGGTAGACAAGCAGTAGAAAACAATAGCACGACCTTTGTTTGTTATGCATTTAAAGAAATAGAGGGATACTCTAGGTTTGGTACTTATGAATCTAATAACGCTGCAGATGGCTCATTTGTTTACACTGGCTTTAGACCAGCTTTTCTTATGACAAAAGATATAGATAGAAATGCAATGTCATGGATTATATATGATAATAAACGAGATACATTTAATGAAATGAATAATAATCTAAATATAGGTACAAATACTGAACCATATGATTCTAGTAATAGTAGTATTGATTTCTTGAGCAATGGCTTCAAATTTCGGGATGGTTCATCAAGTTGGAATAATTATAGTACAGAAACATATATCTATATGGCTTTTGCTGCACAGCCATTTAAATTTAGTAATGCAAGATAGGAGATAGGAATGCCTTGGAAGAAAAAAGATGGAACAATAATAAAAGCAGGACAAGGTTGGACTGATGATAACAATATTGTGCATCCATCTAATTGGATGATATGGTCAGATACATATAAGAAGGCAGTAGGTTTAACATGGGAAGACCCACCTGCATCTGAAGCACCTTTTGACGATAGATTTTATAAAGGTAGAAAAACAGATGGTACATTGATTGAACGTGGTCTTGCAGATGTAAACGAGGTTGACTCTGATGGAAATAAAATTATTGACCCAATAACAAATCAACAAATGATTACTAAAGGTCTTAAAACAATATGGATAGAGAAAACAAAACAAGACACTAATACTATATTATCTAAAACAGATTGGATGATTACACGTAAAACAGAAAAAGGAACTGCAATACCTGATGCAACAACAAAGTATAGAGATAGTGTAAGAACTGCTTGTAATACAATAGAAACTAAAATTAATAATTGTTCTAACTTAAAAGAGTTTATGGCATTGTTTGATTCACCTGCTAATAGTGATGATAATGCACCTATATGTGATTTCCCGAAGGAGACTAGCGAATGACAAAAGCAGCAGAATTAGCAAAAATGGGTGAAGTTTTAACCAATGGACAGATTGGTGGGCGAAGGAATATTCTTTATAATGGTGCGATGAATGTTGCACAGAGAGCAACAAGTGCATCAGGTCTTGGAGGTACTAATAACGATTATCAAACTGTAGATAGATTTAAAATTATTGCAGTAAGCACAGCAGGAAGAGTTACAATGTCTCAAGCAGATAGTGGTCTAAATGGATTTAAAAAATCCTTAAAACTGCAAGTTACTACAGCAGATACATCTATAGCTTCAGGTGAGCTATTTGGTATATCTCAGGCTATTGAGGGGCAAGATTTACAACAGCTTAAAAAAGGCACATCTGATGCTGAAAAAGTAACTTTATCTTATTATGTTAAAGGAAATGCAACAGCTAATTATACAGTTGAAATATCTGACGCAGATAACACAAGACATAACACACAAAGTTTTAGTGTTACTACCGATTGGACAAGAGTGGTTCACACCTTTGCAGCAGATACCACAGGAGCTTTAGATAACGATAATGCTACAAGTTTTCAAATAGCTTGGTGGCTTCATGCAGGTTCAGATTTTAATGGTGGAACATTTACAGAAAATACTTGGGCATCAAGAACAAATGCAAATAGAGTAGACAGTAATGATACATCTTTCTTTGATAGCACAGATAGAACATTTGAAATT